AATCCCCAAAAAAAAAACCCCCCCCCGGAGCGGGGCCGACAAGAAAGATATAAGGAGTATATCACAATGAGTGACTTAATCCCCATTCAAGATAAAGATGGCGCCCAGGCCGTCATGGGCCGCGACCTACACGCCTTCCTTGAAGTGGGCGCTGAGTATCGACATTGGTTCCCACGTATGGTCGCTTACGGCTTTGAGGAGGGCAAAGACTACGCGGTCAAAAATGACCGGGTACAAGACACTCTCGGTCGAGAGCGTGAAGCCCTAAACCACATCGTGAGCTTGGACATGGCTAAGGAAATCTCCATGATTCAGCGCACCGACAAGGGCAAGCAAGCGCGCCAATACTTCATCGAGTGTGAGCGTCGCGTGAAGTCCTCCGTGCCGGCTATCCCGCAGACGTACGCGGAAGCACTGCGCGCCGCCGCTGATAACGCGGAACGTGCAGAAATCGAAGCGCGTAACGCCGCTGAGCAGATGGCTATTGCACAGAAAGCTACCGCCACCATCGAGCGACAAGCGCCGAAAGTCGCGAAAGCCGACGCGCACAGCGGCGTAAAGGAATGGAAACGCCGCCAAGACTTCTACCGAGAAGTGCAGCAATGGGGCGACTTAAAAGGGCTCGACATTAAGCAAAGCTCTGTCCGACAACTGCTTACCCGCAAGTCCATGTTGATCGGCGGTGCCCGAACCGATGCCGGCCAGATGACCCGCAGCGCAGTCAAAGCCGGATGGGGGCGCAACGAAAAAGGAGTCGCCGACAACGGCCATTCCTACTGCACCCCGCAATTATCGCCAGCCGGACAAGACATTGCCTGGAAGTGGATTTACCAAGCATCGCAGGAATATGGCGCAACTCTCAACCCGAAAGAAGAAAAGTAATGCGAGAAAACACTATTTACCGCGCACACATCGTCGAGTATCCAGAGTTTGAACAATACGAAGCCTTTGACGAGCGCGGAGAGGGCGGGGCGTGGACCTGCCCGGTCGGCTGGACTGCTGATGCTGACTACATCGAGCGATTCGGAACTAACAAGTATTTCGAGCCGAACACTGACAAATTCTATAAGTCGCGGTCGTCTGCGAAGGCTCGTGTGGACCTGTTGAATTCGATGGGGTACCGCGCAATTGTGCAGCGTTCCGCCCCGGTGGAATGGCCGGCAGATGGACAGGAACGCGTCGAGGCTAAACAGCCGGTGGGGGTGTCCGAAGCTATCGCGGTGCTTAAACAGGCCGGGGTCATCCAATCCGCCGACGAGCTTTTCTAAAGGGGCCAGCAGAATGACCGACAAGAATAAGGAAACCCGCAGCGCTGGCACGCCGAGGGAACGTGGAAGAAAGGCTAGTCCCATGATTTCACTACTGCGGGGCGTCCGTGGGGCCATCCGGGGAAAGACTTCTCGGAAGTTGGAGGGCGCTTTACTTTCTTCCACCAGCCAAAAGGAAGCTTCAACTTTCGGAGTATCCACTCGCCCCAAAGCCATCGCCACTCTTCAAGTTCATGATCCAGGCTCACGCGAAGTGCTTGATACCTCAATCCCTTTCTTCGAGTTGACGGATGTGGAGTCGGCCATGAGACATGAAGGCGCAATCCCGCCAGGTCGCTACGCGGTATTTCGAGATATTTCGGGCCGAATTCTTCTCCAGGCTCGAGGGATAAGTCCTTGGCTAAGAGCCAGTAGTAGCCCTCGTTGAAAAGCAGGCACACTCTCACTCCTCGTAGTGTCTCGAATCCGCGGTAGTGCACGGCGATGCTCACCGTTTCTTTGAGCTCGTCCTCGGATGGGTAGTGGGAGACCACGCCGACTGTTTGAAAGGTGATTGTCGTTTGGTATGCGCCTTCATATTGCTGCTGGTGTCTGAACGATTGCCGGCCCACCAAATATGCGAATAGTCCGAAAAGTGCAGATAGAACGCCGGAAACGACGGTAACCATATCCAAATCCATTCCTGAATTTTAGCCCGACTGGCAGGCGAGGGGAGTTCAAGCCTCCCCACGGGCACTAGGGGCACGTATGCCCCGAAATATCGACACAGTGACGTATCCCCCAAGGGGTACAGGCTGGGTCGAAACGCTGTACAGAGAACTGAATAGAGAGCCTATCCCGGCAGAGAACAGTAGCCGGGCCGTGTCCCCGTGGGACTCTACTTAATGTGGCGAGCCGGTGTCTTAGAAGGCCACGGCCCACATTGCCGACAGGCTGAAACCACCTGACCGCCGTAGCTGGCCAAGGGTGAGGCAAATTCCACGTAAGTGGGCACGAAAAACACTGAGGCCGTGAAATAGCTACTCCCCGGGTGCGAGTCCCGGGCGCGGCACTCGGGGTGGGTGTCAACGGCGAGTGTGCATTTTCGCCTAAAGCCCGCAGCGAGGGGCAAGCCCCCGCGCCAGTCACACCTTCCTGGTACGCGTTAGCTGCATTCACCCCGTTTCAAGCACCTCAATGACCCTGGCGTGGATTTGTGAGCGCTTTGCCGCGCCGGGGTGTTGGGGTGCGAGTCTCTCGCCACACAAGGGTGGCCCCACATTTTTTGCGTTCCCTTTTTTGGGGTGCGTGGTTCAAGTCCACGCGAGAGAGCTTGGGGGCGGTGCAGGCAAGCCCCGCCTAGAGCCTGCGTAAGCAATCCACGATGCGCGCCTGGCCGTCGGCGCGTCGGAGCGCTCCGCCCCCTCCCACCACAAAAAGGGCCCCGTGCAGTAGCAGTGCACAGGGCCCAAATAATCCACCCACTCTCACATAGGAGGACCCTTTGAAGGCTACCAAACAGTCATATTCAGTCCCTGAAGTCGCCAGAATGCTCGGCATTTCACAATCCACGCTCTACGAGCACGTAAAGCAAAACACCGTCGGGCACCTGCACCCCATCACCGTGGGTGCGCGCACTGTATTCCCGAAGCGTGTCATTGATGCGCTTTTCGACCCGAAGAAAATCGCATGAACCGCTTAAAAGACTACGCCCTGGGCTTGGCTTTTGGCCTGCCCGTATTCGCCGGAATCCTGATTGGAGGCCTCGCCCTATGATTTCCGACACTACATTGGAGACCCTGCAAGCAGTAGCTCGCGGGAAACGCATCCATAACCAATTTAAGCTCAAGAATCTCGAAAATCACGGTTTGGTGACGCTGGTAAAGCGCAATTCCAAGCTCATAGTCGAAGCCATCACCCCCGCGGGGTACTACGCCCTCGTCAACGCCAAAGGAGAACAACGCCGATGACCACCTGGATAGTCGCCCTGACCTCGATTGCTTTCATCAACGCCCTGGGCACGCTCGCGTTGTCCATTGCGGTGAATCAGCGGCTAAAGCGCCTGGAGAAGGAAGCCGCCCGCGGTTATTACCGCGATAGGGACCTGCAGAAGTCCATCAACTCCATCAACAACAAGACTGTCAGGCTCGAGTCTGGGTGGGGCCTCGATGCCACCAGTTTGCGCTCCCTCGAGACGCAGCTGCAAAGGAATGGCGATGATTAAAACCGAAAAGGCCCTGATTCTGCAGGAAGAATACGACCATTTCATCCGGTGTGGGATTTCCCGCCCATTGACCCTCATGCGGCTTGCTGATGCGTACCAGGTCAGCCAGCACACCGTGGAATCCTCCGTGTCCCCATCGGCGCGGGAAAGAGTCCGTAGGCAGGTACTAGCAGTATGAAACAACGCATCATCACCCACCCGCCGGCGCCCGGCACCGACGAGTGGGCGAAAATTGTCACCGCGTCGAAAGCGCCGGCGCTGCTCGGTGTCTCGCGTTTCACCTCGCAGTATGCCGCGTGGCACCAACTCGCTGGTCTGATTGACGTCAATATGATGGACCCGGATCGCGCCGCTTGGGGACACATTGCCGAAGCCTCCCTGGCTGATTGGTGGCTGCATAAGAATCCCGGTTGGCAGTTGAATGTTGCCCGCCGCGGAACCAAGGAAATCGCTTACACGAACGACGATCTTCCTTTCCCGAACCTCGCTACCATCGACCGCCGTGCGCTGAATCGCAAAATGGGGATGAACAGCCCTGACCGCTTCCACATCGTGGAATGTAAAACCGCGATGACGCTGGATGATTGGGGCCGCCCGGGTGAGGAAAACGCGGTGCCGGCCGATTATTTCGCCCAGGTGCTCTATCAGATGGGCGTGAGCGGCATTCATCAGGCGTCGATTGTGGTGCTTGGTCCATTCTCGGAGCCGGAGATTCACGAGATTGAATGGCGCGAGGATCTCTTCGCCGCGCTGGTTGACCAGCTGGCAGAAATCTACGAATCAACAAAGACCGGCAATCCTCCGGCGCTCGATGATTCCGTATCGACCTACGAGACGGTCCGCGGACTCCACCCCGATATCGACCCGGAGGCTGAAGTCCAACTAGACCACGCGCAGGCGGTGGCCTGGCTGGATACCATCGTGGGCGCAGATGAAGCTGTCCGCGCCGCCCAGCTCGCAAAGACCGAACTAGCGGATCTCATGGGCAATGCGAAATATGCCCGCGTGGGCACAACCAAGATTGCAGACAGGCGCTCACGCGCAGGCAAGACCCCTTATGTTCAGTTCAACAAGAAAGCCGACCTCACGGTCTAAGGAGCAAAAATGCCGAATTGGATTACTAACCGGATCCGCGTTAACCCATCACATTTCGCCGAAGTCAAGGAAATATTGCTCGATGATGAGGGGAATGTTGATTTTAATCGCCTCATCCCGTCGCCCTCGTGGATTGAAAACACCACCATCTCAATGATGGAGCGGGAGAACCCGCGTAAATGGTTCGAATGGTCGCGCGCGCACTGGGGCACTAAATGGAACGCGAAGCACACCGTCGTTTATGACGAGCTGTGCGAGGTTGCGTTTGATACCGCCTGGCAGCACCCGGAGCTTGTCATTGAGGAGCTTTCCCGCCTACTTCCACACGTGACCTTCGCGGTTATCTACGCCGATGAAGACACCGGCAACTTAAATCACGATGCCTACTACATGCGCGAGCGCGTCAAGGTGCAGTCGCCGGCCATGCTCGTCGACTTTGACAGGCCAACCGGGCTGACCGCCGCGTGGGTCAACAACTGGGATTGCCTGGTGGCGTGGGGCGAACCCTTGGAATACGACGAGGAGTTTCCCGCCAGCGAGAATGATTCCCGTGATTATGACCCCTTCGATATTCTCCCCGGCTTTGCTCACCTAATCGGTGACGAGCCCACCTTTGACCCATTTTGGCTGGACGCCAACTAACCACAGAAAGGACTAAGTATGTCTGAAATTGCTACCTACGAGCCAACTAAGGCCGAAATCCAAACCGCAAAGACCGACTTCGCTAACGCGTCGCTTGATGCGATTGACCGCGAGCTGGAAGTCATCGAAAAGGCCGCCCGCGTGGTACCCACCTTGATTAAAGGCGGCATGGTGCCAGACATTTACCTGCCTACGCACCAGCCGAAAAAGAATGGCCCCGCCCAGGGTGAGGACGTCGCAATCGCTAAGGCGATGGCCGCCTCTGTGTTCGGCGCGTCTCTCGGATTCGGCATCGCGAAATCCTTGCAGAATGTGTTCACTGTTCATGGTCAGCCGTCGATTTATGCCCGCACCGCGGTAGCGCTCGTACAGTCCCGCGGGCATGAGGTATGGGTAGGTGAGGAGACCACCAATTCGGTAACGGTCTACGGGCGTCGCCGAGGCTCGGATAAAGTCTTTGACTCCACCTGGGATATTGAGCGCGCTAAGACCGCCGGCTTTACCAGCAACTCCAAGTACAAGACGCAGCCGCAGGAAATGCTCTACGCCAAGGCCGCTATGGCAGTATGCCGCCGCATGGCCGCCGACGTACTCGAGGGTGTCCCGATGTCGGTTGAGGAGCTGCAGCTGGAGGATAAGCGCCCGCCGCTGAAGGCTACAGCGACCCGCATTGACCGTAAGGCCCGCGGCGCCGATGGGCTCCAGGCCGCGCTCGGCCGCTCTACGGCTCGTGAAGAGGCTACGGAGGAGCAACCCGCTGAAATTGAATCCCAGCCTGCCACCGAGCCGGAGGATGAACAACTGCTTGCTGACTTGAAGTCCACGCTGGCGGGCTTTACCACGACCGACCAGGTCAACACTTTCGTTGCGGAGTTGAAGCAAGACCCGTCCGTTCCGGATGCGGCTCTGCAGATGGCCCGCGACCGCTGGAACGAAATCGCAGGCGGTGAGAAGTAATGGCCGAGGTGATTGATGCGTTTGATGTCAACGTCCATTCCGAAAACCTCGGAAGCATTTCAATCGTCGCCGTCTGCACAGACGATGATGTGACTAAAGGTCAAGCCGCAGGCGCGCTACTAAGCGCTCTCGCCACAATCATCAACGAAATCGAAAGCCCGGAGGAGAGGTCTCAACAGGTTTCTCTGGCGTGGGCTTTCCTCATGAAGCAATGCATCTATAAGGAGGACGAAAAATGATTGATGTAATCACCCTCACCGGAGGCCTCCCAAGGGACGCGGAGCTACGATTCACCCCACAGGGCGCCGCGGTGGCTAACTTCACCCTCGCAGCGTCAGATCGTCGATACGACCAGGACCAGAACCAGTGGGTAAAGGCTCGCAGCCTGTACCTGGACGTGACCATCTGGAACGAACAAGGCAATAAGCAGAATCCCACCCCGTGGGCTGAAATGGCCGCAGAGTTAAAAAAGGGCGACCAGGCTGCTGTGACTGGGAAGCTTGTGACGCGGTCGTGGGAGACCAAGGACGGCGAAAAGCGCAGCAAGATTGAGTTCCAGGCGCTGCGTTTCTACCGCATGCCCAACACCCAACAGGGACAGCAGCAGTCTCAGCAGCAGGGTGGCCAGACCGCCAACTCTGGGGCATGGTCTACCCCGCCGGCACAATCCGGGCAGCAAGACCAAGCACCACCATTCTGATGGGCTACATCTCGATTAAAGCCGCTGACCTGCCCGACTATAAGGGCAGGAGAGTGGTTCTTTTCCCGTCGGCGTTCGACCCGGAAAAGATAGCTGACCGCATCACCTACGCCGCACGCTCGGGTGATGTGGTGCACGGCGCGACCAGGGACGGACGATTCGCTCTTAACGCGGCATCAACCGTCCTTGTAGACCCCACCACTTAACCCCGCTAGTCAGGACCTGAATAGTACCGCCGGCGGGGTTCTTCTTTTACACAAAATAAATAGGAGCCTTATTTATGCTTGTTTACGTCATCGAAAAACTGTCCGAATTGGCCTACACCCCAGACGGTGCCATTGCGGACCCGAACCACCCCGTTTACGCCCTGCTGTGGGTATTGAAGCAGGTGGCCATGTGACCACCCATCAGCAGCGTGAAGACATGCGCGCATACCTCGAATCCCAAGGCCTGTACTGCGCCCAACCAACATTCCTCGACGCACTAATCCACCTATTCCAATCACTAGAGAAAGGAGGGAACAACGATGAGGGGTTTTGCCCAGATTAAGTTGTCTATCTGGAATGATGATTCTTTCCTTGACCTGAGTAACAATGCTCAACTCTTGTATTTTGTGCTTATCTCGCACCCAACCATGAATCGCGCTGGGGTGGGGACGTGGCATGCGGGCCGTCTTTCTGGGCTGTGCTCGTCGTGGTCCCGCCCGGTCGTGGAGTCAGCGGCCCGCGAGCTCGTGGACGGTCTTTTCATCGTGATTGATGAAGATACTGACGAGTTCCTGGTGCGGACTTTCGTGCGGCATGACGGGCTAATGAAGCAACGAAACTTGGCTACAACGATGGCCCGTGAGTTCGCGGCAGTGGGGTCGCGGACGATTAAGGGCGTGGTCGTGTGGGAGCTTCGGAGGCTGCATGAGGAGCACCCGGAGTTTAAGGGTTGGGAGTCGGAAGAGGTATCGCGATTGTTGAAAAAACGCGCAATTGACCCCTCGGTTCACCTCTCCATTGACCCTTCCATTGACCCTAGCGTTAACCCTAGCGTTGACCCCTCGGTTGACCCCTCGGTTGACCCCTCCATTGACCCCTCGGTTGACCCTAGCGTTAGGGGTGAACCTAAGGGTGCCATTGACCCTAGCGTTGACCCTAGCCCTACAACCGCAACCGCAACCACAACCGTTCTAAGACGCTTTCAGGAGGGGGTGGCGTCGGATGGGGTTAAGGGGGTGCGGGGGAAAAGGGGAAACCAGGAACGCGCTGACGACGGCTCGGAGCCGGAAGCATCGAACCCCCCTCCCCGGAATTTGGACGAGTTGGCGGCGGCTCACGCCGCACGCACTCGTTGCCCGAAGCATGCTCACGTCCCGCCGGGGGAGTGGGTCGATGAAGATTGCCGCGAATGCCAGAAATTGCGCGAGGGCGCCGAAGCCGACGAGGACCGGGAGCGTGAGGCGGCTTTGCAAGCGCGCCGGGAATGCGACCTGTGTGATGCCAACGGCATGCGCTACAAGGACGGGAAAGCCTGGCGCTGCGACCATAAGCCTGAAACAAGCTCAAAACAGGGCCTAGCGGCCACTCAGAGCGACAAACACGCCACCGACGGGCAATCACCCCAAAACAGTACTCAAACCCGCCAGAAACGAAATGAGCCACCATTTTGAAAAAACGACTCAAACACATCGCTAGAGCCGCGATTTACGTCATCGGGGCTTCTCAATTCGGCTGGGTCCTGTACGTCGCTCACCACCCAGCCGTAATTGCCATAGCCCTGGGCTTTCTCGCTATCTACATTGGCCTGCTGGCCACGGACTTCGAAGCCCTCGAGGAGCGCGAGAACAAGCAATGAACATCATCACCTGGAAGGACTAACCAATGGCTAGACCGTTTCCGTTCGATGACACGAACGAACCCACAGAAGAAGAATTAGAAAACAGTTTCGACAGTGAAGAACGCTGGTACGAACAACTACACGACCTACGAAAGGACGACCAACTATGGGACAACTAAACCCCACCCGCCAAGAAATCATTGACGCGCAGCTCGCCCGCCAATGGGCGGAGTGGAACAAGTCCTGTGAAGTCAGCTCGCCCGAAATTCAGGCCGCAGCTAACTTCATCCTCGCCCACACCACCCCTCCGACCATGGCCGAAATCGAGTGGGACGAGGAGGAGCACTTCCTGGCGGAAGCCAAGCACCCCAACTGGGGCAAGGTGGTCATGCTTTACGAATTTGACGAATTTATCAGCGTCATGCAGACATCGGACGGGCCAAAAGTCGCCCTAGGCGATGTTAAGGAACGCTTCACCCCGACGGGCCGCAGCTATGTACTGCAAGACGAGGAATAAAGAAAACCGCGCCATCACAAGTGTGAGCGGACGCGGTGTGCACCTACCAACCTACAACACAGGAGAACCAATGATTGACCCAACCCTGCACCCGCATGACCAGCACATCATCATAAGCGCCCTACGCCACTGCCGTGAAAGACAATCCCTCCTCCTCCGACGCACCACCAGATGGGTAATGGAGCACTGGGATGAACTCGACCTCAGAACCCGGGTGCAGCTCATGCAGGATGTAAACCTCGACCTCCACATACGCGAGGAGGTAACGCAAGAAGAAAAAGACCAACTCACTCGCGAACGACCCGACTGGTCGGCCTACCTCAACTTCATCGAAAGGAAAATGAATGACTAACACAATCGAAGTCCCAATCTCGCTAATCCAAGACGGCGACCTCGACGCAATCCGCGAACTACTACCCAAACCAAACCTATTCGCCAGGCGGGGAACACACCCCAAGTACGGACGCGGAATTATTTTCAGCATATGCCCAGACGAGGCCGGTTTGATAAGGTTTGCTTACAAAAATAACCGCTTTACCAGCGGTTCAGACTGGGAATGTGTCTACCTCAAAGACCTCACCCTTGACCCAGTAGAACTCACCACCGTTGAGGACTACCGGAACGCGCCGGAGGGAACGGTTGTAGCCGACGAGATGGCCGTTTACCAGAAGTCTGGCGGGGTCTGGTTAGAGCCGGGAAATACTGGTACCTCACGGAATACCCAAATGGCCACTTCCCCCTCCACCATACTGCGCTGGGGGTGGGGAGAATAACTATGACCACACTCGCAGACATGACACCACAAGAAAGAGCAGAATGCGTCGGAATGTGGTGCGACGTCACTAACGCCACCGTCAATGAAGATAAACCGGTATTGCTATGTAGCGACAAGGAAGCAAACGGCGTTTTACCCGTTTACATCCCGTGGGTTACAGCTAGCTTTTACCCAACCGAAGAGGGGGTGTCAGGCTGGCCAGCAGACGGACTCGCACCGCGCTTTGACCTCCCCCGCGCATGGAACCCAGACGGCCAGCCGCCAGCAGGGAAATGGGAAAACGACTACACCGCCTCTGACGGCAGCACCCTCACCACAGGCGAAGACCTGGACGTAGGCCCACACCAAGAAGTCCGCCGCTGGGTAGGGGAATGGGAAGAAATATAACCCCAACCCACCATCCCCGCCGCCACCCGCGCGCCCCCCCCCCACCGGCCCCACCCC